AAGAAGAAAAAGAAGAAAAGGAAGAAACTAAAACAGAAAACTCTACAGAAATAAAGGAAATTTAAATACTTAAACTTATAACCCATATTATTAGTATGATGGAATCAGAGTCAAATTATGAAGAAAGAAGGTTTTATAGCAAGGACTATAAAAATAAATATAAACAGGTTCTTTTAGTTATCAAACTAAAGCCAGTTTCTAAATATCCAAGTTTAGAAGTTGTTGGTACATCTATAACAAAATAATACTTTTCTACTATATATTATATGAATTATTTGTTAATATTACTACTAAGTTTTATCGTTGGTACATCATATTACAGTATGATGGAATCTACTATACCGAATGAGTCAAACTGTAGTTTTGTGGCATCAATTTGGACGGATCTATTTGCATTCTTGGCTGGATTTATTCTTATATACAAGGGAATCGAACATGATGATAATATTATTGTGTATTTAGGTGGAACTGTTATAGTTGAACATATATGGCAACTGTTCCCTAAATATACATTAAAAAAAATGATGAATAAAAACTATAAAACTATAGTTTAGTTAAGATATAAAAAATTGAATTTATTCTGATTGTTATAGATGTAAATAACAAACTTTCACACAACCATTTAAGCAAACACCCAAGCAATCACTCCTATAACACAGTAATCAAATAAAACTTAAAAACAAAAAAAAGAAATATAACAAAATGGCTACATCTATCCAAACTACATATTGGGAAGAAAAATTCAACAACAAAGGACAAAAATATTATTACAATACAGAAACAAAGCAGTCGGAATGGACTCGTCCGAACATGCCTGTCGCTCTCAGTGCCTCTTCTCCTCCGCATCCAGATGATCCAATCTGGATTGTTCGAATCTCACAGAGGCGTGGGGCAGAAAATGCCAGGAATGATTACAAAATTCTGAAAGATGCACTTTACTCCCAGACAGATGATTGGACAACCCTAGGAGTATGGGACAAAGACACCAAGAACAGAATGAAAGCTAATAGCTGGTTGGGATTCATTATTGGAGAAGTCGGTAATGAAGTAGTTGAACTCTTCTACATTGAAAAGGAAGATACAACAGATGTACGTCCAGAACATTGGTGTACTGAAACCGACTACACCAACCAGGAAACTACTTCGATGCCAAATACTCGCGAGACTATTATTTTCAAAAAACAGGACATTATTAGGATGTCCTGGACAGAGTGGAAACAACGTACTGGGTACAGCGATAAATACACTCCCCGGGGCACAACAATTTCGAGAAACCCATATTAGATAACTTTAAAATATTTAGGTGTTATAATGTAAGTAGTTGGTGGTATACTTGCCATTTTTTGTATACTTTTTTTTGAAATACTTATATTTTTGTTATAATACAAAAATATAAATAATATTATTAGTAAGATATTTGCTGATAAAAACAGACGTAACATTCTATATATATATTATCATTTTTTATAAATAAAAATATACATATACACTAAATTATAAATTAGACTAGATTTTTTTTATATCTATGAGTTTTTCTCTATTAGATTCTGTCTGTGGTTCCCATTTGTTAAAGTTACTATTAAATTTACAATCAACAAAGACTGATTCATTATGATCAAATAGTTTTGTAATAAGTTTACTAATTCTAAGGGTTGATACACGAGCCGTATCAAACTTTACAATATCTTGGTCATTCAAACAGTATAGGTCATAGATTTCTGGTTGGATTGTTTTCCTTAGTTCAAATGTTTTTAGAATACTTCTGGTAACATTAGAGTTGTTTTTGGGTTTTGCAACTAATTTCTCTTGATTTTTAGGGTAGAGGAACAGTTGGTTTCTATGGTTGGGATTAAGAGAATTGAAGTATAGTCCACGGATACCATATGTTAGTTTTGGAATAAAAGTAGTAAGAAGACTACTATATTCTTTGTATGTAAATAGTCTTTTAACAATAAGAGGACAAATATCTAGTTGTTTATCAGGAACAAATTTGTCTGTGAACATAGAATAGATTTTATTGAAACGTTTTTCTATATTAGTTTTTTTGATATTCTTTCCTTCTGAAACAATCATATCAGAAATGAGGAACATCCAGTTGTCATTTTTATCTTTAACAATTTCACCATCTAGTAGGGTATCGTTAAAAATATCATCATCGAATCGGTATTTTACTGAAATAATACGAGGACATGTGTATCCTTGTTTTATTTTGCGATCTATATAAAAACAATAATTAATATTATTAAATTTGGTAATAAAGAGAAAATAATTTGTTCCGGTTGTTTTAATTGAAATCAAATGTGGATTTTTAAGAAAGTTCATTGACTTGTCATTCAGGATACAAGCATGGTTGTACCGAAGATTAATACCATACTTCTTTTCTAGAGTAGATAGAATCTGTTGTTTGATATCTTTACTACTGACATTTTCACCTTCTCCAGAACAGAACGAAATAGGTGAAGTTTCCATTATCCTTGTATAATTAATAATGATTTTATTTTTAAATAATAATCAAATTTTTTTTTAAATGCTTTATCTGAAGGGAAAATAATATGGTGCAGGATTTAATACGGATTCTCCTTTTACTAATTCATATTTAGATACATCATTGTATTTACTAATTAGATAATTTTTTACTACTTCTTTATAGTACATAAAACAATATAAAATATTGACCATTTATATAATATATCACTATTTATTTAAGTGTCCTATTTTAACTTATAATCAAATATTAGTTCACTATTGTTAATAATTACAGGAAAATAATTATCAAATGTATTTACAATTACTCTGGATTGTAAAGGATTCAGTATTCTAACAACGATAATCGGTTTATAGTTTTTATCAGGAGTATTATTTTTGTGGTAACAGCTCCAGATTTCGTCTATAATAATTCCCATTCTATCTATACAATAAAAAAATTGATTAAATAAGTTTAATTAATATATAATAATTCACAATGCTTACTAGCGAAGAACTTGCGAACCTGAAAAATGGATACTATTTTAAAAAGAAACTTAAGATAGGTTCTGGTGCTTTTGGTAGTGTTTATAGTATTAATGATAGGTATGTAGTAAAAAAGGTCTCTCAGAGTTGGATAACAATATTTGATATGCCCGTTTTGAATTTTAAGTCACCTCATACACAATTTAGGAATGAACTTATAGTAACAAATCTACTTTCCAAACAGGGAATATCACCCAGAGTGTTATATTATAGTGAAAACCGGTTCTGGTATTATGTTATGGAGAGATTAGATGAAACATTATATAGTTTAATTAAAAATAAAAGGTTAACACTACATCAAATCGATAAGTTAGAACAGATATTTATAAAATTAGTAAATACTACATATAGACATGATGATATGCATCAAAAAAATATTATGTGGTCAGAAAATTTAGACGATTTCCGTATTATTGACTGGGGTTTATTCTCTCGATCAAAAAAAAAGAAGAGACTAAATAATTATGATACAAAATTTATCAAATCTATAAAGAGGAAAGTAGTATAAATATTATTTATGTATTATATTTTTTATTATATTGGTTGTGTAGTGTAATAAAAATATAATTAAATTATAAATGGATAAACTTTTAGATACCCTAACTAATTCATGCGAAGGTTTGAAAAAGAAGGGTATAATTACACCAGAAGAATATGAAAAATGTAAAGCTGTAGGTGACGACGAACACCGTGATGAATATAGTGCGAATGAAAACAAGAACTATATTAATAAGGTATTTGGGTCTAAATCAGATCAGATTAGTCATGAAGAAAATTTAAAATATGATAACTATGAATCCTTATTTAGAACTAATATGGAGTCTCTAATAAATGCACAGAAAACCGGTAATAAACAACAGGAATTTAAATTTACAAATAACCTAAATAATATAAAGGATGAAATAAAGGAACTAATAAATGAATATGAATTAAATATTAGAACTACAAAATCCCATAAAATATATAAAGAAATGCTTCTAAAAAATAGGAAACTTACAAAGTTATTAAATGATATAAGTATACAAAAAAATGAGATGTTATCTGTGAAAAAAAAGCACAGTAATATAGATGAAAAAAGAATAGTTTATAATAATTACTTTAAACTAAGTGGGTTTATCTTTGTATTTCTTCTAATAGTATTTTTATATCTAATATCTTCTATTAAAGAAAAATAAATTTTAATAATTATAATAAATATTATAGTATTATATAATGTCGGTGGTAGGTAATAGTAAACTTATATTTGAAAAAAGATATAATGACGCTTATAAAGGTATTACGAATGATTATAATTTGCATTATAAAAAGGATAATACCAAGGTTCTTTCTGTCCTAGATGGTCTGGTTGAAAGAAACAAAAAATTCGTTTCCCAGATTTATAATGAACAGAATAGTATTAAAAATTATGAAAAACTTATCGAAAAAAGAGAAAAACTTTTTAAGAAAATGGAGGCAGAAATTATAAAAAATACTAATTTAAATATGGAAAAGGATACTTTTGTTATGTTGTCAAAAGAAAAGAATAAGAATATTGAAATCTACTACATTGTTTATATATTATTCTCTGTTCTGTTGTTAATAATAGAAGGTTCAGTTGTTTTATTCAAATAATATATAATTATATAATATATGGCGAATCCGAGCACCTCGGAGATGGGTTCTAAAGAAGAAGAAGCTATTATTAATATAGAAGAGGACGAACTAAGTGAAAATGAATTACAAATTAATCTTTTAATAGATAAAATTAAAGGATATTCCAAAAATTTAGATAAAGTATATTCAAATAATACAGATATTAGTAAATCGTTTGACCGGATGAAAAATCTGGATGAAAACAGTAAAATAGATATAATGTGGGAGTATCTTATTAGTAATTATAAAAATAATTACGAGTATATGGTAAATAATTTTGATAAAATCAAAAAAAAGAATATGAAACTTTTAGAAAATAAAAACAAACTTGTCAAACTTAAAAAGGAATTAAAAACATTAAAAACGCAGATTTCAACTAAAGAGAAAACATATAAACTAAATTTTAATAGGTACAATGAAATGATTTTTGAAACGAATCTTCTTAAAAATTTTATGATGTTTCTCATGGTTCTTCTTATTATTCCTATTTTAAGGTTAGCTGATATTATTAATAGAACACTATGTGTCGTTGCCTATTCTTCCCTGGTTGCAGTTGGAATTATCTATTCTACCTATCTTTTTATGAGCGATAGAGAAAATAGAGATAACATCTTCTATAATATGTTTAATTTTGAAAAACCAGATGATGAAGATCATGAACCAACTACAACAGAATCTAAGGAAGAGAGTAATGAATCTTCTGATGAGTCAACTACAACGGCATCTAAGGAAGAGAGTAATGAATCTGCTTCTGATGAGTCAACTACAACGGCATCTAAGGAAGAGAGTAATGAATCTGCTTCTGATGAGTCAACTACAACGACCGCTGCTTCTGATGAGTCAACTACAACGACCGCTGCTTCTGATGAGTCAACTACAACGACCGCTGCTTCTGATGAACCAACTACAACCGAGAAGTAATAATATAATATTAATTAATAGTAATATGAAATTGATAGTAATTTTTATTTTAATATCATTTATAGTTTATTTATTGTTTAGAATAAATTCTATAGATAACTTTCAGGTTCCAATGATGGTGCCATTATTTGATATAAAATCATATATAGAGAAAAGGGAATGTGTACCATATGAAAAGCGTTCGGTTAATTGTTATAAGGAATTATTAAAGGAATACATTGAAGATTTTAAAACCAAACTTTCTGAGATTTATTCGGATAAATTAGTAGAGGATACTATATCGAATATAGAGGTTGATTCGAGTAAATGTTATGATAAACTTAATGAATTCCCAGCAAAAATGGTAAGTAAAATAATAAATTTTAGTAAAGATACTTCTGATATAAATGGTAAAATAGAAGGGTTGATTTCAAAGGAGGAGTTTTTTAAGGAATCTGAAATAAGATTTATACAGGTATACAAAGCGGTTCAAAAAAGTTTAGAGAAATATCATAAGGATAAATTATTTATAGTAGAAATACCAGATTTTCCGGATAATTATATAGAGGATAAAGAAGATTGTGATACATTAAAATCTTTTAAAAAGGATAAGGATGTGGATGTATGGGGGAAACAGAATATAGTAAAACATTTTATAAAAAAACTAACAGATATACTAGATTCCATTGATATAGATACAAATAAAGGAACAATAGAGATGTATGATGCAGATAAATTAGTATCCATATTAAAGGATAGTATAATAGTATCAAACGAGGATGATGATTCTCCAGAAATGAAAGAAACCTCTAAGAGAGTTATGGCTAGTTTAGGTGTAGTATCAAGGACTATATCTGATTACTATTGTGGGAATCGCGTGAATTGTTGTCATAAAGAGGATTGTGAAGCTATACAAAAAAGAATAAAAAATACTAATGAAGAGAATATGGTTGCTCTTTATAAGAAGAAATATAAAAAGTGTATAGAAAATAATAAAAATTTGCAAAAAGAATCAAAAATTTGTAAAAAAATTGATTTAAAATAATGTATTATATCATTATAATAACAATGAGTCTCCTTGATAAAATCTACAAATCTAGAAAGACGGTTATCGAACTCATGGAAGACCGTGGGGTAAACATGGACAAGTTTAAGGAATATACAATTAATGAGGTAGAACTAATGGTATCAAATATGCCCAAGGCAAACAAAGATATTTCACCAGTAGATATTACTCTAGATAAGGGTATTATTAAATATATTCTAACACCCAAAATTCGTGTTACAAATCTTATGTCTCTAACAAATCAGATACTAGAGGATTATAGTGAGGGAGATACAATTATCTTTATTATCCGTGATAAAATCACATCTGAGGATAGTATTGATGAATTTTTCAGGAATATTTACATTAAAGAGAAGATATTTGTACAGTTTTTCCATCTAGATACACTAACGTTTAATGTAACCAATCATAGTCTGGTTCCAAGGCATGAGATTCTTAGCACGGAAGAAACGAATGAGCTTATTAAATCGTTGTATATTACGGATATTAAGAAACTTCCAAAAATTAATGCAAGCGATCCTATTTCTAAATATTATGGTATTAAGAGGGGTGAGGTATTTAGGATTACTCGTCCTAGTGAAACCTCTGGTATTTCATATTATTACAGGGTGGCTACGTGAATAATTGTGTAATAGTATATAGTTTATTTAAATTTAGGTCCTTATTGTTATTACAAGTAATTTTTATATTAAAATCTGGTTCATAGTTAAAAAATACATTAATATTTTTATCTATAAAAAATTGAGTAGTTTTGTATGTTTCTTCATTCGTATATTGTTTTTTACAAGGGAATTCACTACTTTTTATAGGAGTTTTTGTATAATACTGAATTAATTTGTTATTATACATATGATATGAAATTAGTTGTTCATGAAAGTATTCTGGTTTATAAATATGTTCCAAAACGATTTGTTTATAGTAAAGTTTTTTAGTAGTTATTTCTTTTTTTTTATATAATGAACATTTTTTTTGCCATATATTAAATTGGTCTTTTGTAATATTACAGTTATAGTGGGATGACTCTGATTGTCCTATATTAATTTCAAAATAGTTACATTTGCTAGGTGCAGAAACGAATGACATAGTTAAATATTTAATCAAATATTATTTAAATAAAATTGATAATATAATTAACTATATATTATAATAAAATGTCTGTCAAAGGTGTTCTATTGCTTGTGACTGGTAATATTAAGGATATCGAACTACCGTTTCATAAACCAAAGGGGAAAAAGGATGAGAAAAACTTGAATCTAAATAATAATTTATTTGATAATATAGGTAGTAATGAGTTGAAAATTATTGGGGAACTAGACATATATAATTCTAAGGAAAGGTTAGTCATGTATGGTTTTACAGAGGGTGATTTGGAAAATATTCATGAACTTATAACAACCGATAATATGCTAAAACTAAAATACTATGGTGATATTATTATTATTAAAATGAACAAGACGCGAATTGTTCCGATTGATTGTAATGAATATGAATCTATTTTTAATGATTATTTTGTCGAAAATAAATACAATGAATCAGATACTGAAATAGATGTTGAATATACTAGTGAAAACTCAGGTTCTGAAGATGAAGTGGACGAATCTGATTCTGAAGATGAACATATAGAAGAAGATAGTGAATCATTTGTGTCTACATCTTTAGCAGAACAAGATGTTGTTATTAGCGAATCTATTGATATTCGTGATAAAACAATAGAGATGTTTAATGGTATTTTGAATAAGGAAAAATCTATTAATTTAGAAGATGCTATTTATAACTATAGTTTAGATATAGCTAAAAATAGGAAAATAAAGGAAACATTTACAAATGTGAATTTTAAAAAGATTTACATAAATAAATCTAGGTCAATACTTTCTAATATAAAAAAGGATTCTTATATTAACAATACAAATCTAGTAAATAAAATCATTAAGGGTAAAATTAATGTTAGTGAATTACCCTATATGAGCAATCAGGAACTTTTTCCTGAACACTGGAAGAAGATTATGGATGAAAAATATAAGAGAGATAAAATGATGTATGAGGAAAAGGAGGAGGCAATGACTAATGAATTTAAGTGTGCAAGGTGTAAATCTAGGGAATGTACCTACTATGAACTCCAGACGAGGAGTGCGGATGAATCGATGACTACATTTATTACCTGTTTGAATTGTGGTAATAGGTGGAAAAATTAATTATTTCTGGATATGATCATACCAGTCTTTTATGGCTTGTCTACGTTTATTCTTATCCCGTTTAATTTCGGTTTTAAGATATATACTATATGGAACAATTTTTTTTTTATAATTTTTAGTAATATTATGAATAATAAGGTTGTAAATAACAGTTGCATTCATTAATATTATTTAACAAAATCTTTTTCAGTAAGAACATAACCCCAGTGCTGTAGGCTCTGTCTAATTTTAGGACTAACATTATAATCATCATAGGTAGTATTTTTCTTTTTAATAAGTGTCATTAACCACAACCTAAATCTCCCCTTTTCCCCAGCAAATTTATTCCATCTATTTATTTGTCTTTCATCATCGCTGCTACGTTTTCCTATGTAAAAATCACAATACCACTGGACCCATCCATAAGGGTGTTCTTTGTTAATCCATCCTTTCTTTTCCCAGAATTGTAGGGAAGTTCCAACACGGACTTTATATTTATTGAGTGAAACATCACATATACTGCTGGTTATTTGGTTTGATTCCAGATTCTCCCACCAGTCATCAGGGTATTGTTTGTGTCTATTTTTATAATCTTTGTTGGTAATACCAGATTTAATTGGTCTCCAGTATGTTCCACCAAAACTACCGAGTTGGAATATTTCTTTTGGTGTAAGATTAGGAGTAAATTCTGGATGATCACTAAAAAATAATTTATCATTTTTTTTAACAGGTTTTACTATTCTACTGCCACCTTTCATGAATTTTTTAGCGAGTTTGACCGGTTTACTATTTTTGTTACATTCTTCAGATAATATATGATAGTCTACTTTAGAAGATGGACCGCCTGTAAGTGCACTGCCTAATCTTGCTATACCCCAAGAATGAGCGGTTTGGTTAGGTCTAGACCCAGATGAATAATAGGCTCCTTGTCCTTTTTTAATAATATCATTAAGTCCTTTAATAGAGCAACCGGTATTTCTTGATAGTTTTTTGTTTGGTGATAAATTTTCAACATTATACATTTCAGAAGCCTTTTTAACCCATCTTGATTTTTTAGATTTAAACGACTTTAATTTATTTCTGGTAAAATATTTACCCTTTTTGTATAGTTTTTTAGATTTTAACAACATTTTGTTTTGTTTAAGTTTATCCCTTTTAGAAAGTGAATCTGGAAGATATTTTTTAGACATATAATTTAATGTTAGATATTAAAGATTTTAGTTTATATAATAACTAATATGGACGAAACAGAAGGAATTGAGATTTATGATAGTTTTGAAGATATGGGTCTAAAAGATGAAGTTCTAAGGGGAATTTATGGATATGGATTTGAAAAACCGAGTGAAATCCAGAAGAGGGCTATTGTTAAAATTATGGAGGGGAAGGATATTATTGCCCAGGCACAGTCTGGTACTGGGAAAACTGCGACGTTTACTATTGGTATGTTGGAGTCATTGAACCTTAGTAGTAATACGAATCAGGTGTTGATTATGTCGCATACCCGTGAGTTGTCACAGCAGATTCATACTGTTATCAAGCAGATTTCAAAATATCAAAAAGTTAATGTTAATCTGAGTGTTGGTGGTATTTCGGTTACCGAAAATATTTCTTCACTAAGGAAGCGTCCTCATGTTATTATTGGTACTCCTGGGCGTGTATTGGATATGATTCATAAAAAATATATTAATGTCAATACTCTAAAAATGTTGATTCTGGATGAGGCGGATGAGATGTTGTCGCATATTTTTATCAATCAGATTTATGATATTTTTCAGAATTTGCCTCCAAAGATTCAGGTGTGTTTGTTTAGTGCAACAATGAATAAATCTTTCTTTAGTATTACACAGAAATTTATGAGAGATCCTGTAAAGATTTTGGTTAAAACAGAGGAACTAACTCTTGAGGGTATTAAACAATTTTATATTGACCTAGAAAAGAATGAATTTAAATATGATACACTATGTGATATTTATTCAACGATTTCTATTTCTCAGTCAATTATTTATTGTAACTCTATCAAAATTGTTGATATTATTTCGAATAAACTAAATAATGATAATTTTTCAGTGGCTTGTATTCATGGTAATATGAATCAGGAAGAAAGGAATAAGGTAATTAAAGAGTTTAGGGATGGTAAGAGTCGTGTTCTTATTTCTACAGACCTTCTATCGCGTGGTATTGATATCCAGCAGATTTCGATTGTTATAAACTATGATGTGCCTAAAAATGTGGATAATTATATTCATCGGATTGGTAGGAGTGGTAGATATGGTCGTAAGGGTGTAGCAATTAACTTTGTAACAAATAATGATAGAGAACAGTTGAGTTCTATAGAGAAGTATTATAATACAGATATTCCAGAACTTCCAAATCTAGAAGTATTGAATATTTAAATAATCTAAATCTATATCTACTTAAATATATTTTGTAATAAAATACAAATAGACTATGCAAATAGGTTGGGATATAGGTATTAAGAATTTATCCTATTGTATAATTGATGATGATTCTAAAATAAAGGATTGGGGTATTATTGATATAACAGATAATGAAGAATTTAAATGTGGATTTATTACACAGAAGGCGAAGGTCTGTGGAAAGGTCGCTAAAAAGATAGATAAAAATACAAAAAAGATGTATTGTAATATGCATTCTAAAAAACTTGAGTTACATGATATTCTTATTTGTTTCGAATGTAAGAACAAGGCTAAGAAAAAGAATAAAGAAAATGAATTTTACTGTTTAAAACATAGTAAAAAGCATGACAATATGTATGATATTAAATTTAATATAAAGGATCTAAATAACATTGGAAATAAGTTGATTGTAAAATTAAACGAAAAAAAGGATGAATTACTAAATGTGAAAAATATAGTAATAGAAAATCAACCAGTTCTAAAAAATCCTACAATGAAAAGTGTACAAATAATCCTTTATACATATTATTTAATGAATAAATTAGGTGATGACTATACTATTAAATTAGTTCCAGCTAACAGTAAACTAAAGTTTGATATAACAACACCAAAAATAGAAGAAATAAAAAAAATGACAAATAAATATCAAAAAAATAAAAAGTTATCTATAGAATATTGTAGACATTTTATAAAGGATGATAAAAAACTGTTGGAATATTTTGATGACTTTAAAAAAAAGGATGATTTGGCTGATTCCTTTTTATTAATATACTATAAATTAAATAAGACTTAAAAGTATGCGTATTTAAACAATAATAAGTTTCTTTACATAAAAATATGGAAGAAATTAATTTAAATCTCGATAGTACACACAATGAAGTTTCTTTAAATACGAGTAGTGGAGGCGCTGATCTTGGATTAGAACTACTAATGAATGGACATAAAATGCAGGGGGCGCCCAGAAGGGACCCGGTTGTTTCAGCACCTTCTCAGAGTGAGACTGATGTAAATCTTGATCAATTATTAAATGATAGTTCTGTTTCTGATATACCCAAACTAGATTCTATAAAACTCGTGGATGATAGTTCTTCTATATTAAACGAACTTAAATTAGATAATTTGGAAGATCTAAATAAAGATACAGATAAACTAGATGATAATATTTTTAAGATAAATAATCCTATACCACCAGTTAATAATAGGTTCAATTCTATCCCTACAGTTAATCTAACTAATGAAAGCGATAATAAACGTTCTTTTGAAGAACTACAGAAATCTAAATTCGAGTTATTGTGTAATCTAGAACGACTTGAACAGAGGGGGTTTAAATTGGCGAGGTCTTTTACAATGGAATCTGATTTTAGTGAAATGCAGAGAGAATATGATAGAATTAAACGTAAACTTGAAGTTGATAGGAGTGTAAAATTTCAACGTAAAATGATGATAGCTGCGGTTACTGGTATTGAATTTTTAAATGGTAAGTTTGACCCATTTGATGTGAAATTAGATGGTTGGTCTGAAAGTGTCCATGAAAATGTTATTGATTATGATGATATTTTCGAGGAACTACATGAAAAATATAAAGAGAAGGCTAGTATGGCACCAGAATTAAGGTTAATAATGATGCTTGGTGGGAGTGGATTTATGTTTCATCTTACCCAGTCGTTGTTTAAGTCATCTATTCCAGGTGTAGGTGATATTATGAAACAGAATCCTGATTTGATGAATCAGTTTGCTCAGGCTGCTGCTAAATCATCTACTTCACCAGGGTTTGGTAATATGATGAGTGATATGATGAGTAATAAAAGTTCTGCTCAGCAACAGTCTTCTCCTATGCAGAGAACTGAAATGAAAGGACCGCCTGATATCAGTGATATTTTAAGTAAGGTGAATACTAATAATAATCACAATATAAGTCTTGATAATCTTTCTAATATTAGTGCGAGCGATATAGAAAACATTAGAAATGTTGATATTAAAAGGAGAAAAAGACAGACAGCTTCTGGAAATGAAATTACTTTAGATTTTTAGATTTTTTGAATAAATAATATTTACTATCCTCATTTAGTAAATTGATTATTAACACTATGTAAAGGAATGTTAGAATTACAGTCCAAAACATATCTTTTGTACCTATCCAGAAGATAGTAAAAATTGCGACACGTCTGAATGCAGTTGTTTTGATAAATTCATCCTGATTCTTGCTTAGATCAAGATGTATATATCTTGTACCAATATTTAAGATTAACATAGCAATACCTGCTATTAAATCACTATTATTTGTATATCTATTAATATTATTATTAAGATGTTTAACATATGAAGATTCCATTATATAATATATAATTATTTTTTATAATAGGAAATAAATTCTTCCTTTATTTTTTTTTTATCAAATGACAATATTATAAAAAAGATTATTGTTAGAAGAATCCCGATTTGAATATTTTCTATAAAACTAAATAGAATTATATTTAAAATAATAATTTTGGATATAATACTATTGAAAAGCATCATATATAGATTTAATTTTATTGTATCATTTAATTTATGTATAAATATAATTATTAAACTTAGTATACCTACCAAAATATTCATTAATATATAACAATAAAAGAATTTATAATATATATGTATAATGGATATACCTGGTATGGGTAAGGTTGAAGATTGTATGGACACCTTTAAAATTATGCCTGAAAATATATTAAAATTTTTAGGAGATTTTAAAATAGATTCGAATGACTCGGGAAAGAAAGCTTATGGTATAATAAAATATATAGGAGCGGTTCTATTATTTTTATGTGTGTTTCCAGCGTTACCATTCTTTTTTATTCTTGCTATTATGATTGCAAGTATGAAATATATAGTTCTAAAATTTGGTAATATATAATTTCTTTTAAATATGTAATGGATAGTAATCTTGGATTTGAAGAGATTTCTTGTGATATTAAACTATATCTTAAAGTGTTTATAGCTGTTATTTTACTACTATGTTCTGTACCACTTATACCGGTTGTCCCCTTTATTCTATTATCTTATCATTCATTTTATGGAAGATTTGGAATAATAAAAGTTATAAAAACATTTAATACAAGTTTTTAGTTTATTTTCTATTTTAATATTAATGACCTGGTCAACTATAGAAGACGCATGGGGAAATGATGTTGACGAAAATATAAATAATTTTTATAAAACCAATCATAATAATACCTATAATGTTAATAATTCACCATCACATCTTAATAATCAATTAGAACAACAACAATTAGAACAACACAAATTAGAAAGTGATAAAATAGATAAACATAAAATGGAAATAAAGAAATTAGAAGATCAACAAAAACAAGAACTAAATAAAAATAAGTTTTATCATATGGTTGAACGGAGACTTAATCTTTTAGAAAAAAATAGTTCCTTTGTCAATAATAAAATAGACAAATTATCACTTCGTATAGAATCAGAGATTAAAAGTCTCGGTAGACAGCTTAATAATTTAGATTTCCCGAAACAAACCTACCATGAATCTCAGGAAAATAATTATTCACAAAATATGAATGATATTATTTTATTTATAATATTTGGAATATTTATATTAATTTTAATGGATAGTATGTATCGATTACTACAGTTAAAAATTAAAAATATATAGATATTTTATGGTTCTTACAAAAAAAAAAGATAAAGTGAGAAACTCCAATAAGACTAAAAAACAAATTAAAGGGAAAAAAACCCAGAAGGTAAAGGTTCTATATATAAAACCAAAATATACCGATGAATATATGAAATCTAAAGAAGGAGAATATTTTGATAAATCAAGTTATGATAAAATTATTAATTATAATTGTGATGCTTATCAAATTAAAGAAGATGGTACAAAAAAACTATTATTTAAATTTAGAAAAAAGGTTTTATCAGATAAATTATGTCAGATAGGTATAGTCAATCTTAAAAAAGCTGCTATGAAAACACATGATAATAGAGGTGCTTCTGCTGGTGTTATTTCTTATAAAAAATTACCAACTTACGCAAATGAAAA